TATCCCGAGGGGCAACGTAGTTGATATTGATAACCCGATCCTTGACCTCGATTTTCTGCTTGTCGTGGCCGGTAATCCGCGCCAGCACCATCAGGGCCTGCGTTTTGCCGCTGGCGACGTGAAGGGCAAAAGTTTCCTGCGCCCCTGTCAGCGATTTATCGGGCAATCCCATCTCGGCCCTCCCAATCGTCGTATGTAATCCGCCGCTCCCGCCCAATTGCCTTGCAGTGCCAGCCGCAGTGCCTGCACCACCACGCCACCACGGTCATCGTCTCGCCCTTGAAGCACGGTTCTTGGCGCTTGCCGCATTTTTCGCAGTGGGGGGCAGTCATCACCACCACACGATCCCCGCAATGATCCAGACAAGCGCCACAGCCGACAGAAGGGCAATGCAGAACAGGAGGTCGGCGGCCGTCACAGGGCCACCACTTCGACGGTGCAGCGGCCGCCCTTGGTCACGTCGCGCATGTAGGCGTGCAGCTCGACGATCTGCGAGTCGTCCACGATGACGCCGGACGCCTGCAGGGCGTCCAGCAGCCCCTTGCCCGCGTGGTTGTCGATGTCGCGCTTGCGCCGGTCTGGTGGGCACAGCTCGATGTGCACCGCCACCGGCCCGGTAAATCCCTTGACGCGCCCGCCCAGCTGCTCGCGCACCTGGTTGGCGACGGCGACCTTGTACTCGCGCCCGGCCTTGGACAGCACCGTGCGCCCGGCAAGGTTGCGCCAGTAGCGGTTGGTGCTGGGCGGCCAGGGAAGCGTGAGGGAGACGTGGGAGGCTGGCATCACATTGCACCTTGATAATCGCCGACAAGCGCCGACAAATGCCGACACCTGTTGTCGGCGATTATTTTGATAGTTAAGTTATTGATATAAATAAAAAAAATATCTCTAAAACCTATTAACGCCGACATGCCGACAGGGGTGACTTTCTGTGAGATTTTTTATGACCTCATCCATAGAAAGTGACCCCCGTCGGCGCGTCGGCGTTAATGGCTCAAACCCCCGCCTCGCCTGCGTTATAGCCGCCGACAATGGCCGTCGGCGTTATGTCGGCGGTGTCGGCGTTATTCGCGTCGTCACCCTGCAGGACATAGGCTTCCCGGGGCTTGCCACGGCCCGACTTGCTGGGAATCTTGACCAGCGCGAGGGTGCCGTCTTCGGTGAGGCGCTTGAGAAGCGTGTCTTGCAGGTGGGGATTCTTTTCGGCCAGCTTGCGGAAGGTGCGCGCGCCCTTGTTGATCTCCCGGCGCGTGACGCCACGAGGGCCGCCTTTCGCCGCCAGCTTGACGACGGCCTTGCGGGCGGCATCGAAGTCGCCTTCGTGGATGTGCTCCTGCGCCAGCAGCTCCAGGCGCTCGGTGCAGTGCTCGACGTACTGGATCGCCCACTGCGCGTGCGGGATCTCGACGGTCTCGGACTGGCAAGATCGCGCCACGATCAGAGCCACGCGCATCGCGGCCTCATTGGACCGGCCCCAAACCTCGGCGAGTCCGCTGGCATCCAGGGCGTCCATGCGCTTCACGCAACGGCCCTCGAAGGCGTCGGCACCAAAAAACAGCTCTGCCACGCCGCGCCCCAAGGGAACCACGACCGGCGTCGGCTTGATGCTGGCCGGTGTCTCGAACTCGGCAAGATTGCCCTCGCCTTCCTGCGCGCCGCGCTGCCGCTTGCACCAATCGACCAGATCGGCGGGCGGCGGGCTCTGGTCGCGAAACACCATCGGCTCGCGATCGGCATCGCAGACGCTGACCAAAAAGCGGTTCAAGAAACCGTCCTCGATAGCGTCCCGAGTGAGCCCGGATTCCAGCGTGTTCGGGGTAGTGAGGCCGACGAGGGTTAATGACGGGTTATGTACGAGCCGGTTGTTGTAGGCGTCGGCATCTTCGCGCTTCATGCCGACCGTGCTGTACGCGGCTCCGCGCAGCGTGCCGCCGGCGCGGCCCCAGACCTCAAGCAGAAACTTGACGACCGACCGGGCGTGACCGGCGCGGTCGTTTTGTGCCGCAGTGAGAACCTTGCCAAACTCGTCTTGTACGCTGACCTGGCACGGCCTGACCTCAAGCGCCGACATGCCGGCGGACTCAGAGCTGTAGCGGTCGGCGGTTATGAGGCTGTCGAGGTCGGCGGCGGCAAGCACGTCCTCGATGGCTGTCTTAATGTGCTCCTTACCCGTCGCGGACTTGCCGACGACCAGGAAGTACAGCGGTGACCAATTCTCGTAGGTGGTGACGTAGCGGCGCCCCAGCACGACGGAGCCCAGCGCCAGCATGGTCGGCAGGGCGTACTCAATTTGTGGCTTCTTAGCTGTCGCCATGAACCAGTCGATACCCTCGCCCAGCACGCCGGGGATGGTTTTCAAGTGCTCGGGTAGACCCTCGCGCGGCTTCGGCGGCGGCGCGACCTGCACAGTCTCAGCCTTAACGGGCACTCCGGCGGCGTAGGGATTTGACCACCCTGCCGCGATCGCCATATGGAAGACAGTCTCGTAATTCAGGCGCTGCCCAAGGACTGAGCGCCAGACGCGGACCTGATCCTGCGGATCGAATTTAGCGCTGCGTTGCGACCATTCGAGGGCCAGATCCCATCCGACGCTGCCGAGCGTGTGCAGAGCGCCGAGAACGCGCACCCAGGTATCGCGGTCGTCGTGATCCAGCGCGGTCAGTGCCGAGCGCAGCTCCTCGACCTGCGCCTCGGTGACGTGCCGCGCGGCCACGGTCCCCGAAAACTCGGCCCCGGCTGTCGTAATCGGCTGCGCGAGGCTGCGTATCCAGTCCGGCAGGGGTGCCGGCAGTGCGCCGTCCAGCGGGTTGCTGGAAGCTTCCCAGTCGTACTCGCCCTGCGGCCCCATCGTCGGCGGCAGCACAGAGTAGCCGTTGCGCTTGAGATCCACGCCCTGCCCGAGCTTGCCGGGCAACTGCAGGCTGGATCCGGCTTCGAGGTAGAAAAAGCGGTGCTCTCCCCCGCCCTGCGTGAGCTGCACGAGATCGGTCTCGATACGCCCGTGCTGGTCTTCCAGCATTTCAAGCGTGAGATAGCCTCCGTTGCGGGGGTCCACATCGACGGCGACCAGGCCGGACGGCGCGAGGGATACGGCCACGCCGGCTTCCGGCATGGTCTGCCACCAGCGCTTAATGGTCTCGGGGTCCGTAGTGGCATCGGACATACCGCGCCGCGCAAGGCTCGATACCGGGTGCTTGCCCGGCGACTGGCAGGGTTGCCCGCAGCGGCACACGCCGTTGTCTGCGCCCCACACAGGGAAGACATGCCAGCCGCGCTCGGCGTAGGCCAGCGCGTAGCGCAGGGGCGACCGGGCGGCGTTTATGTCGATGACGGGGGGCACGTCTTAGCTGGCGCTGGCGGTCAGTGCTGGCAGCGCGTGGACAATCGCCTTATGCAACAGCTTCTTTGTCGTCGGAAAACGATTCGGGCTTCAGCACATATCGAATCCGTAGGGCTTGCTTTTCAGGGATCGGCTGGCCCGCCTTCCACTGGCTGACCGCCGCGGGGAATATGTCCAGGGCCTCAGCCAGCTTTGCTTGCGACCCAAACAGGGCAATTGCCTGCTCCTTGCTTATTTCCATGCGTGTACTACCCTTCAGTGCGCTTGAGAAAAACAACTTACGGCAAGCCTACAGCACACTTAATGCTGCATCAAGTAGTCTTATCGGTTATGAAGGCACTAAGTGAACGATTCGCTTGGGCCAGAGGGGAGGCGGGGTTAAGCCAAGCAGAGCTAGCCCGCGCAATAAAAATAAGCCCGTCCGCTGTCAATCAGATAGAGAAGGGGCATACCCAATCGCTCAAGGCCGCTACCGCTCTCGCAATGGAGCGGGTGACAGGCGTGGCCGCTGACTGGCTAATGGATGGTCGGGGCGATCCCCACGGGGCTGCTATGCCAGCTAGTCGGGACGCCCAGGTGCGCCGGATGTCGGAGCTTCTTGAGACACTGCCGCAAGCTCATCGTGACAAGATCGAGGCAGAGATTCGTTTTCTGCTTTCGCTGCGTAGCACAGACTAAGTAGTCGTTCCCACACTTCTTCTGGGGCCATTGTCAACCTCCTGTTGGCAGGCTGCCCAATTTTCCCAAACAAACACATTTAGTCAATCAGCCCGATTTGACCGTGTAGCTTTGTGCGTCACTAATTAAGTGCTTAATCTTTTTTCGTAAGATCACTTGACGCCTATTATTCAGTGTGCTTAACTTTGACCCATCGAACGGACGAACCCGCGAACGATGGAGACCAAAGCGATGCGCTACACGACGATTGACCAAGCCAGCGAACGAGCCAGAGACCGCGACCTGAACACCTACCTGTCCCAATTCGACGGACCTGACGAATCCCCCCGGCTACTCAGCGACCGAATTCGCAGCATGGACGCTGCTGACTTTGAGCGGGACGCCGCCGACTACCTTCTTTGCGACATGCTTATCTCTGCAGTTCGCCTGCGCGACTTGCTGGCCGATGCGCAAGAGCAGCTTGAGGCTTTCCCCGGCGAGCAGTCGGCCTACTTCTACTCCTGCGCGTCTCACATCACCTGCGCCCTGCTGGGCAGCCTGCGCGCCAACGCTGACGCCGGTCGGCTGTGATGGGCGCTGATTGCCTGACTGAACCCAGCGAGGCGCGCGCTGCGCGCCTTGAAGAAAACCGCCGAAAGCAGGCGCGCGCTATTGGCCGCCGTCTGCGCGAGGAAGAAAACCGCCGCCTGGCAGAGCTGCTGACGTGGTGGGTATCCCAACGAAAGGAACAACGCTAATGAATCAGTTCACCGTAGTACCGAACGACACGCCCCAGCCGACGCTGGACGACTTGGCCGCCGAGCACCTTGCTGCAAAGCAGGCCGTAGCCGAGGCCAATGCGCGCCTGCAGGCGATCAATGACCGGATCGTTGAGATCGTCGGCACGAAGGACGAGGGATCGTTCAGCATCGAGGGCGGTGCTTACAAAATCACGACCACGCAGCCCCTGACTCGCTCAGTAAACAAGACGACGGCGCAGGACGTCTACCGGCAGCTCCCGCAAGACCTTGCAAACGGCGTCTTCGACTGGAAGCCCTCTTTGAATCTCAAGCTGTACCGCGAACTTGAGAAATACCAGCCCGACTACCACGCGCTGATCAGCAAGGCGGTGACGACGAAGCCCGGCAAGCCGCAGGTCAAGGTCGTCGAGATCGCTGGCCCGGAGGCGGCGTAATGGCCTTTTCGCTGGCGAGCATTCAACGCAACACGCCGAAGGCCCCGCGCATCCTCGTGCATGGAATGCCCGGCGTCGGCAAGACCACCTTTGCCACCAGCGCGCCGTCTCCGATTGTCATTCAGACGGAAGATGGTCTGGGTGCCCTCGACGTACCGGCCTTTCCGCTGGCGACTGATTATCAGCAAGTGATGGAAGCTCTCGGTGCGCTCTACCAGGAGGAACACAGCTACCAGTCGCTGGTGGTCGATTCTCTTGACTGGCTGGAGCCGCTGGTCTGGCGCGCCGTCTGCGCCGAGCACAACTGGAAGTCCATAGAAGATGCTGGCTACGGGAAAGGCTACGTCGAGGCCCTGACTTACTGGCGAAGGTTCTTCCAGGCGATCACGGCGCTGCGCGACGACAAGGGCATGACGATTGTGATGATCGCGCACAGCGAGACCAAGCGCGTCGAGGACCCGACGCTACCGGCCTACGACCGCACCGACATCAAGATGCACAAGCGGGCTTCCGCGCTGGCCGAGGAATACTGCGACGTGATCGGCCTGGCTCGCATGCAAGTCAACACGATCAGCGAGGAGAAAGGTTTTAACGCCAAGCGAACGCGGGCGACGACGACCGGAGCGCGCGAGCTCCTGACGGTCGGGCAGCCCGGATTTCTTGCGAAGAATCGGTACAACCTGACCTCTCCCCTTCCGCTTTCGTGGGCAGATTTCTCTGCCGCGATGGCGCAATCCCTGCAGCCCGCCCAGCAAGCGAACGAACCCGCGAACGCTGCGTAACCCACGAAAGGAGCAACACTCATGACGCAATTTGCATTCAGCACCCAAGGCATTGACACCGAGAACCGATTCGAGGCGCTGCCGCCTGGCGAGTACACGGTGATGGTCACGAACAGCGAGATCAAGACGACGCAGGCAGGCACCGGGCGCTATATCTCGTTGGAGTTTGAAGTGCAGGCACCCGAGGCATTTCGAGGCCGCAAGCTCTGGGACAACATGAACATCGAGAACCCGAGCGCAAAGGCGGTCGAGATCGCACAGCGGCAGCTCGCGCAGCTCGTGCAGTCCTGCGGCCTGCAGGAGATCCAAGACACCACGCAGCTCCACCACACGCCGGTGATCGCTCTCGTGAAGATTGACAAGGGCGACAATACGCGCAATCAGATCAAGGGGTACAAGGCGACGGGAAGCTCTGCGGCTGCGCATCCTGCGCCGGTAGGTGGTTCGCAGGCCCAGCCTTCAAGCCCGCAGCCGCCAATCCAACACAGCGCCCCGCCTTCGCACGTTGCTGCACCGCCGCAAGGCGCGCCCGTGCAGCAGCAGCGCCCCCCCATGCCCTGGATGAACCAGTAAGCCATGACGGCACTGGAATTCAACGCCGCGATCAAGACCGCCGACCAGACGCTGGCGGCGGTCGAGGCTGCTGTCCTCAAAAACCGCGAGGACTGGCGTCGTCCGCATCTGGGCGCGTCGGTCATCGGTGGATCGTGCTCTGCGAAGCTGTGGTATGGCTTTCGCTGGACGAGAGATCCCGGATTTGAGGCCCGGACGCTGCGCCTGTTTGCTCGGGGCCAGCGCGAGGAGGATTCGCTTGCGCAGCTCCTGCGCGATGCGGGCCTCACGGTGGTTCAGGAGGATCCGCAGACCGGCCAGCAGTACAGCTTCAAGGATGGACACTTCGGCGGCTCGATGGACGGCGCCACGCACGGACTGCCAGAGTCCAGCCAGTGGCATTTGCTGGAGTTCAAGACCGCAGGCCGCAAGGGCTTCGACAAACTGAGCAAGGAAGGCGTGCGCAAGGCTCAGCCGACGCACTGGGCACAGATGCAGTGTTACATGCGCTGGTCGGGAATGCAGCGGGCGCTGTACGTAAGCGTCTGCAAGGATGACGACCGCTTGCACTTGGAGCGCATCGACTACGACGCGAAAGCAGCGGAAGCCTACATGCAGCGCGCCCAGGACGTGATCGCCAGCGACGTGCCGCTGGAGCGCGTCTCGGACGATCCGAGCTGGTACGAATGCAAGTGGTGCGAGCACGAGGGCGTGTGCAAGGGCGAGAAGATCCCGCAGCCTCATTGCCGGACATGCTCGCACGTGACCTTCCGGCGCGACGGCACGACGCACTGCGGACTGTACGACGCCGAGATCCCGGTCGGTACGCAGCGCACGGGCTGCGACCGTCATCTGTATAACCCCGCCTTCCTTCGCAACTGGGCGCGTCCCATCGACGCCAGCGAGGCCGATAACTGGGTTCAGTACCAGTTGACCGGGCATGACGTGCAGATCGTCAACGGACAGGGTGTAGGCCGATTTTCCAGCATGGAGATGTGGGCGGCGGGCTCGCCCGCGATGCTGGCTGATGCTTGGCTGCGCGGCACCCGCGAGGCGTTCGACGCCGAGATCGTGTTGCCTGGGGAGGATGCGGCGTGAGCGTCCCGTTCGAACTGCGCGAATACCAGCGGGACCAGCTCGACGCATTGCACGAGTGGTGGGCAAAGCACGACGCGATCGAGTGCCCGCCGCTGATCGTGGCGCCGACCGGATCCGGCAAGTCGTTCACCATTGCGCTGATTGTCGATCGTCTGTTCGACACCTGGCCCGAGGCGCACCCGCGCACGGTCGTCATCGTGCCCAGCAAGGAACTGGCCGAGCAGAATGCCGAGAAGCTGCGCGACGTCCTGCCGCCTCACATCCGCGTCGATTACTACTCCGCCAGCCTGGGCAGGAAGAACGCGAGGGCCGACGTGGTGGTGGCGACGATCGGCAGCATCTACAAGGACGCCGGCCTGCTTGGCCAGATTCGCTGCGTGGTCATCGACGAGGCGCATCTGGTCAACCCGAATGGCGACGGCAAGTACCGGCAGTTTCTTGACGAGCTGCGCCAGTTCACGCAGTTCGCCGTGGTCGGCCTGACGGCGACGCCCTTCCGCGGCACCGGCGTCTGGCTGACGCAGGGCGCGGATCCGCTCTTTGCTGGCATCTGCCACGAGACAAAAACGCCGGATCTGATCGAAGCCGGATATCTCTCGCCGCTGTCGCTGCCCGAGGGCGGCGTCGAGACGCGCATTGACACCAGCGACGTGCGCGTGTCGAGCACTGGCGACTATGCAATTGACGAGCTGTCGGCAGCCGTCGAGCTGTCGATCCCAGACGTGGCGCGCGAGGCCGTGCGCCTGGCTGCCGATCGGCATCGCGTTATCGCTTTTACGCCGCAGGTCAAGGATGCAAGCGCCTTGGCTTTTGCCTTGCAAGACCGTGGCTGGACCGCCGAGGTCGTCTGCGGATCCACACCGAAGGCCGAGCGCGCCTTCCTGATCGCTGAGTTTCGTGCGGGCCGCGTGCGCTGCTTGGTGACGGTGCTCGCGCTGGCGACCGGCTTCGACGTGCCGGACATCGACTGCATCATCTGGGCTCGCCCGACGCGATCGCCGGTGCTGTACATCCAGGGCGCGGGCCGAGGCTTGCGCATTGCACCCGGCAAGGATGATTGCCTTTGGCTGGACTTCTCCGACACGACCGATCGGCTGGGGCCGATTGACGAAGTGCAGGGCCGCGAGATTCGCAAGAAGCGCGACGACGATGACGCGCAAGCACCGTTCACGACCTGCCCGAGCTGTCACGCGATGGTCCGCCCTGCTTCTGCGCTGGTCTGTCCGCTGTGCGGCGCTCAGATTCGTGAAGAAAAGCCGAACCTTTCCGCTGCCAGCAACTCGCCGGTGCTGTCTACGCATCGGCCCGATACGACGCGCGAGTATTGCATCACGTCGGTTACGTACCACCGGCACCAGAAGCCCGGCGCGCCCGACTCGATCCGCGTTGAGTACTACGCCGACACGCTGCTGCCAGTCGCTAAGGATTGGGTATGCCCGCAGCACGGCGGCTGGGCAGCTAGCAAGGCCGTCGCCTGGCTTTTGCATCGGGCCGTCGATCGCCAGAGCGTACAGACGGCGCTTTTGCACGAGGACTGCATCACCCCCCTGTTGAAGATTGCCAACGCGGGCGGCCTGCGGATGCCGTCGAGCATTCGCGTGGACCGCGCCGGCAAGTACCCGAAGATCACGATGCACAGCTTTGAAGACGAGGACCAGGCCGCATGACTTATGACAAAGAAATAGAAATTGCCATTGAGCTATTGAACCAGGGTAAAAACCCAGCCTTTCTTCGAATGTTTACTCACATCAGAGATAAAAATGGCGAAATTCAATATCAAGGCTGCGTTATCGGCGGCAATGAAACTCACGCATTTGTTAATCGCTTTTCGTATTTAGATGGGAGGGCAACGGACATCTATTGCGTTCCGTTGAGTGAATATTTTTCTAATCAGCATTCTTTGTACATTGATAAAGAAGAATTCATTTTGTCTGACAAAGAAAACTTACGAAAAGAAGATTGCCAAGACGACACCCTGCGAGATTGAGAGCATGACCTACACCGACCTAACCCGCGAGCACCTAGCCGACTGCATCCGTCCTGCGATGGCAAAGATGGACGTATTCGCAAAAGAGTTGGGCATAACGCGCATGACGCTGCGCATTCGGCTTTCCGAAGAAGGCACTAGCTGGACCGACATTCAACACGCTGAGATTCAAAGCCGCGTTGCCGAGCTCCGTGCCCAAGGCGTTTGCGACTCTGATATTTCCGACGAGTTGGGCTACGCGAACCGGGCGAATTTTGCGCGGGCTATGCGCCGGATGGCTGAGAGGGAAGTCGCATGACTGAAAGCTTGACCGACGCAGTACGCCGCGCCCGCCAGATTGAGTTCGGCGAGGAGTTCACGGCTGCGGACATTGACACAGCCAAAGGCGTCGAGCCGAGACGAATCCATAATGTGCTTCTCAAGCTCGTAGATCAGGGCGTTCTGGTACGCAATGAGAACGGGCGCTTCCGCAAAGCAGGACGGCACTGGATACACAGTCGAAGGCTGGCTGGATGATGGACTGCGGGCACAGATTCACGACAGAAGAACACGCCGCGTGATCTGGTTAGCCCTCTACACAGTCGGAGGGCTTTTATTCGCGTGGTGGATGTTCCGCAGGATCAGATACGAACAGCGGCGCTGGCCGCAGGGGTGAGTAATGAATATTGAAAAGATTTTGTTTTCTCACGCGGCATGGCTGGAGGATAAGGACGGAGGGGAAAAAGCCATTCTTCCCGAGGCCAATCTTAGCGGTGCCGATCTTAGCAAGGTCAACCTTAGCTGGGCCAATCTTAGCGGTGCCAATCTTAGCGGTGCCAATCTCCACAGGGCCAATCTTGTCAAGTGCAAAGGGTTCTACTTGCTTCCCGTTCAAGATGCGCGCGGGTATTCGTTTGCTCACGCAGTCGAGTACAAAGACGAATGGCGGATACGTGTTGGGTGCCGAGATTTTTCAATTGCTGAGGCCAAAACGCATTGGGGGGCTGATTACTCCGGCGACAGAGAGCAAGGCGATATGTACTTACACGCAGCGGAGTGGCTGGAAAAGAAAACGAGGAAGCGGGCGATGGACAGCATACCTTTCGAGGATCATAAGCAGCTGCTTGATGACGCCGAGGAGCGCATCGCGGA